CTCGCGGAATCGATTAACTGGCAACTTAATGCCTGTTGCTCAACCGCCTTAGCCTAACCCCTTTCCGCTCAATGAGCAGAAGGCCCGATGGTCTCAGCTGAGACCCACCTACGTTTCAGTGCGACCCCGTAGGGGGTCACGGAACGTAACAAATGATCGTGGTCGACCGACTGCCCCCACGTGAGTGGGCCAGCGGTTCGTGGGCGATTGCCCAGCAACCACAAACATTTACCCAGGGCACCGTCACCCTCCAGAGGGTCGGGCGCCTTCGGTGAATGCGTCACCCAGCAGAGGAATTCCTTCCTCTGCAAATGACGGTTCCACCGGCTCTTTGGACGACCTTTTCCAAGGTAGTACCAACCGAGCGCGGAGCTGTCAGGGCTCACTGTGGGCAGGGGCCCCAGGAGACTCTCGATGACTTTCCTCATAGTCATCGCTGTCGCGGTATAGCCAGCCGAGAAAAGCTGGTTACTGGTTGCGACCCATGACAAAATCCGTGATACGTCCCGCGCATTTGCAGGAGCATGCTCCCTAAGGTAGACCGGAGTGATCCGGGTACCGTCGAAGCAGTCCTCGCCGCACGACTCTCTGAACTTTCCAGTCCAGAAAGACTTGCGCCTGTTGACCCGAAGCCCCATGGCCTCTAGGTCCTCGCAAATGCCGATGGCCTCGTCACTGGGAACGATCAAATCGTCCCCATAGACGTGCACGTCGCGAGCCAGTTGGCCCACGATGTGCTGGTCGGGAAAACGACCCATCCGTCGGAGTCTACTCGCAATAATAATAATAAAAAACGCGAGAGACTCGACAGGAAAGGTCACTGCGGACCCCATTGACGCGAATTTCCTCAGGACCCTCGTTGGGCCCTTAAGGAGTCGCGCCCGCGTGCTTCGGCTTGCCATAAGGAGCTCCCTGAACTGGGGAGCAACTTCGAACAGAGCCTGCACGTGGGCTAATCCAACACGATCGGAGGCCTCCGAGAGATCGAGCGTGGCCAGGTGGCCCGTTTTCGACGCCAAGTTAGCCAACACCTGATTTGTGGTCTGGTCGCGAAAGTTAATCCGGCCAGCCGTAAGGGGCGCTTTCTCAAGGCGCTCCGTCAGGTGGTTACGCAGGGCCTGCTGTGCATACTGCATGCACGCGGGTTCTACTGCGATAACCCGAGGTGAAGAAGCAGTCTTAGGAACGAAAACAACCCTCACAGGTTGCTCGTCCCAGGGTTCGACGAACCGAACTGGATCGACCCCCTCCTCGTGGGAGGGAAGGTGGGCCTGGGCTCGACCGAAGTCTGCCCAAGTAAAACCTGCCTGTTCGAGGCGTCGATGCCAAGTTCGAAACAGCCATCGCGAGTTTCGCGACAGATGCTCGCCAGTGGCTCCCCTCCCGTGTCTAGGTCTAAGGCTAGGCCAAAGACCATGATCAAGACACAGGGAACCGACAACAATAGACGCTACCAGACGATAGTAGCGCCAGAGCTGCCCAATGGGCTCCATCTGAACTTCG